ATCGGTATTTGGTAGACAAATTAAACATAAGATGTCTCAAGGATTTCCTTTACTTACCACAAAGAAAGTATCATTCAAAACAATCGTAACCGAACTACTTTGGTTTTTAAAAGGAAATACTAATATCAGATACCTTTTAGAAAATGATTGTCACATTTGGACAGGTGATGCATATAAACGTTATAGAGAAACCAAAGAAATAAAAAGACAGTATAATAATTGTGGTGACGTTGCGGATGTACAAGAATTTGAGGAAATGATTCTTCAGGATGATGAATTTGCAAACGACTTTGGAGATTTAGGACCAATCTATGGTAAACAATGGAGAAGGTGGAGAGAAGGTGAGTACACTACTCCCTTAGGGTTAGATGGCCCTTCAATATGGAAAGAAGGTATAGACCAAATTCAAAACTTAATCAATGAACTTAAAAAAAATCCAGATAGTAGAAGATTGATGGTATCGGCTTGGAACGTAGGTGAGTTAGACCAAATGGTTTTACCACCTTGTCATTATGGATTTCAAGTTTACACCAGAAAATTAACAGGTGAAGAGAGATGGGATTTATTGAAAAAAAAAGTTGGTGATGAGAAATTTAAATCAATGGTTTATGATATAGCCCCATTTGGTGGTGGGTTAAGTGAAGAGTTACAATCATGTAGAATACCTGAACGAGCAATATCGTTAATGTGGAACCAAAGATCTGTAGATACATTCTTAGGTTTACCATTTAACATTGCATCTTACGGGTTGTTATTAGAAATATTAGGGATGGAAGTCAATATGGTACCAGAAGACCTAATGGGTAACTTAGGGGATGTTCATTTGTATTCTAATCATATAGAACAAGCTAAGGAACAACTTGATAGAGAACCGTATAAAAACTTACCTATACTAAATTTTAGTCCACTAGTGTTGGCTCATTTTGAACATCATAGAGATACATTCGATAAGTTTATAACCGATTTACAACCCCATCAGATTTTATTGGAGGGATATGAATCACACCCCCCAATAAAAGCTCCTCTTTCAAATTAACGACCTTGTCCACGGTAGTTCTTTTCTTTCCTATCGTGTTTGTTCGTTGTTTTTGCGTGTTTACCTCTTTTTCTTTTACCAAAGGTAACTTTTCGGGTTGATGTTGCTTTTGCTTTTGCCATTTTTTATTCGTTTATATATATAAGTATTTTATAAATTATTTTCGTATATTTGACACATAACTAACAATTAAATGGAAGATATCTTAACACAGAGGTTTCATTACGCCACTATTATACCATATAAGGATTATTCTAGATTATGTGATAAAAATCCTATTCTGACCACATTTAACGATAGTTTGGATAAACTGGACGGATTGGAAAAGTTGGCTTGGGATGAATTTCAAATTGTACCTTCAAGTATAAAAGGTACAATATTCAGTTTACCTGAAAAACGAGGTAAAAAAAGAACTCATTACTTTCATTCAGAAAACAATGAGGTACAGGAAAATTTCCAATTAAATTATTTGTATTCGGGTAAAGACCATTCATTTGATACCATAAAAGATAATCAAATAAAAAGACATTTTGGTAACCCATTTTCTGATGTTACAATCCACACTGTTGAGAGGTCAATAAGACGACATGGAGATAAAATCACAATTAAAATTTACGAGGGATACAAAAGAAGAAAATTAAACGCAATTTATTTTAAAAAATTGTTTAATGTTACTTCAATCACGTTTAATTTAGTTACCGGTAATTTCACTACGTTATTTATTAGCAAAGGAAGTAAACTACCTGCTAAGAAAGAGTTTAGAACAAATAGTTTTAATTCATTAAAAAAGATATTATTAAAAACCAGTGGGTTATTTGAAAAAAAAGACATCAACGAGAACTCTAATGTTTACGATTTATACCACGAATCATTTAATGATGTAGAATTTCAAAACGTAGCGATAGATTCATTGGGGTTAGACCACTTTAGTAAAGATTTTTTTAATAAGATAATGACCAAATTTGTCGATACTAAAAAAATTAAAGTATCAAACAATTATGAATTTTGGATTGAAAATTTTTATCCTACCGAAAAGTATCTTAAAAAAAATGAAAGGAAAATAATGGCATCTATTTTAGATATGTTTAAAATTAAATCTAAAATTACTGTTAAATTGATACATGATAATTCAAAGTTAGACATCTTCGGATTAAGTATGTTATGTTATTTGTTTGGTGAGAAATTTTCTAAATACGTGGGTAGTATTAACTTGGAGTTTTTTAAGAAAAGTAATGTAGAAAAAATGAGAGATTATTTCCCAACAAGAAATATGTTCATTAAAGATAAAAGTGCTCACGGATATACATTGTTAGATAATGAAAAAGAAAATATTGTTAAAATTATTAATAACAGTGTAGGTTTGTATATTGATTTTATATTACTTGAACTTTTAGATCATTTTAATATGATAAAAAAGTTACGCAAATACACTCCAAATTTACAAATGAGAGCAAAAACTTATGATGAGTTTATAAATGAACATAGTGAATTATCAAAACAAATGTCATTAATAAAAAAAGGGTGGGTGACCGAATATATATTTGTAGATAGAATGATATTGGAGGTTGAAAAACCAATTAATGTTGAAATAGAATTACCTGATGGTGAACAAACATTAGATATTTTTTATCCATACATTTTAAAAAGAGACGAAGAATATGATGAAGAGGGTTCATTTATGCATCATTGTGTTGCAACGTATTCAGATAAGAAATCATCAATAATCATTTCTATTCGAACTAAAGATGGTTCTGATAGAACAACTTGTGAGTTTGATTGTCAAACAGGAAAACTAATTCAAGCTAAATATTTTTGCAATAAACAACCACCACCAGAAATGGAGTTGGCAATAGAAGAACTTAGAGACAAAACAGAATATTATGCTAGAATTGGTTTATTACATTCTTTAGAACAAAAACGAGTTCCTGTTAAGATAAACGGAGTTGAAATTGTGGTGGAAGATAGAGAACCAAGGCGTGTAAACGATTTGTGGGGTGAGCTTGGGTTAAGAAATCCAGTTCCATTTTAACTACACAATGTAATAAAATCCATATATATTTCTTATATGGATTTTTTATTTAAACACAATCAAGAGAAATCGGAAAAAAATAGTGACGGTAACTCAACCTGCAGTTTAAAATTATTTTACGATGGAACAACAATTATATATTCATCAGTTTTTGAATTTAATTATCAGAGGTATGGTAACAGGAAACATGTCACCTTTGAACACATGTTGGAAATTGATACAAACAATGGTGACATTAATGTAAAATATGGTATAATAAATGATGGATTAACAAATGAACGAATATTCAAAACGACCACTAAAACCAAGAGAAATGATTTTAGTATGTTACATGATTTAATTGAGAATGGATATGTTCGTGGAGAAAAAAGAAAGGGGTATTGGGGAGTAAAATACAACAGGTCGATTGAAAATATGTTTAACATTGTTTTAAATTTACTAAGAGTTAAATTCAAATCTGACTTTTTAATAAACAAAAACTACCAACCCGATTCAGATGTGTTTAATTTATATACATTAATTGTTGATTTTCATTTAGATATGAAGGGGATTAAAGGTCATGATGGTGTATATGATGATATACAAACCGAATACCCAAAAAAGAAATGGTTAATTAAAAATGATTATAAATTTCTACCATCAATTTTAGATTCTTATGGAATAAAATCCAAATACCTAATTGGTGAATTAAATAAAAATTTTGGCAGAAAAATACAAATAGGGTCACTTAATTATTTATGTAAATTATTCGGAGAAAACTATATTGATTATTTAAAACAAATTAATTGGGATCGGCATTGTTATGAAAATGTTCCAAATAAAAAGTTACATTATTTAAAAAACGATTCGGAAAAAAATTACATGGTTCTAACCATAAATAAATGGGAAACTGAGAGTATTAAAACAGATTCACTAATATACTCCTTAAATAAATTATTCACGATAAGGGAACAGTTGGAACAAAGAGGTATTGATTTAAAATACACATCAAAAAATGATGGTGACTTTGATAATGTATATGAGAATTGGTCAGGAATTAAACAACACTTTTCCAGAGGTTATAAGTTAAGATACAATTTACCTGAAGAATTTATTAATAACATTGAAAGAGAAATCATAATTGATGGTGAAATCTTTAAACCTAAATTAATATTGAATGAAGATGATTTTAGAATTGAGGGTCACAAAATGAAAAACTGTATGTCAAAACAGTTCCCACATGGAGCCATTTATATTTTTGTGGCCATACAGTTTAATAGGAAAAGGATTAATCTACAATATCGAAAAGGACATTTAATACAATCATTCGGAAAAGCGAACACTCCGGTTAACGAAAATTTTAATGCGGTTACGGTAATTTTAACCGCGAGATTTAAACAGTTTGCAAATATTGAATGGAAAAAAGAAAAATATTCAATCATAACTAATTGATTATCAATGAATAATTTAATTAAAAATATATTCTTATTTTTTTTGGAATTTCATAATTAATACTTAATTTTGTTTTATCACTAAACAATAAACAACATGAAGTATTTCTCCGTGTGTAGCGGTATTGAGTCCGCCACCGTCGCTTGGTCCCCATTAGATTGGGAATGTGTAGGTCTTTGTGACTTCGCATCTTTTCCACAAAAAGTATTATCTCATCATTATCCAAGTACAAATTTATTTTCAGACATCACTAAACTAAACGAGCATGAAAGCTACAAAAAAATCAAATTCAACTTATTGGTCGGAGGAACGCCTTGTCAATCTTTTTCCGATGCAGGACTCAACAAAGGAATGGATGATATCCGTGGTAGAGTCTCCCTTGAATATGCAAGAATTCTTAAAGAAAAACAACCAAGATGGTTCATTTGGGAAAATGTCGAAGGCGTTTTTAAAAAACAACACAAAAAAGCCTTGTGTGAAATCATCTCCTCTTTCACAGGTGTTGACTTCAAACCAGAAAGTCTCGACAAGCAAGGGATTGTCCAAGGTGAAGAGTACTCCATCGCTTATAGGGTTTTCGACAGCCAATACTTCGGAGTTCCCCAACGACGCAAAAGAATCTATATTGTCGGATATCGTGGAAAAAACTGGAAAATCCCATTCTCAGTATTATTTGAAGAAGGATGTTTTGAAAGCGTTGAAGAAAAGAATAGAATCAAGAGGGATGAGTACACCAAAAATATTCTCGGACAAATTAAACTCGCTGGTACGGTAACCAAGTCTTATGCTCAAACATTAGTTGATGGGTTTGGTAAAGTATCAACATCAAACTATTGGGCGGATAAAGAAGGTATTAGAAGGTTTACTGAACGTGAATTAGAAAGACTACAAGGTTTCCCTGATGGTTACCTTGATTTTGAAATTAACGGTAAAAAACCAAGTTATTCTTCTGTTAAAGGAGCCATTGGTAATTCAATGACTGTCAATGTAATGTATTGGATTGGACAACGAATTAATTTCATTGACAATTATGTGGAATCTAAAAAGGTTTTGAAATCCAAGAAAATTTAACTATATTAGATTATGCAAGAAAAAGAATCAAAAACAAATAGTCATTTTTGGATTAGTATAATAAAGTCCATCATAAGATTTGGGGCATGTTATTTTTTATTTAATGGTGATATTAAAAGTTCAGCATTGTTATTCGCATTTGCTGAAGGTTTAGGTATCGCCGAAGAAATATTTTAAATATGAATCATTATTTAACTCACGCATTTGTAAAAAAATTAAAAGATGAAAACAAAAGAAAGACCAACGAACAACTTCGACACAATAGTGTTCAAAGAACTGAACTTTCAATCACACCCAATGGGAATGGGAAATCAATGTATAGTTCAGTTTCCAAATGGTTACGGAGCTAGTATTGTAAAAGGTGAACATACTTACGGAGGTAAGGATGGTTTATATGAAATTGCAATCTTTGGTAAAGATGGTGAAATATCATATAGTACACCAATTACAGATGATGTACTTGGTTACCTTTCCGAAGAAGAAGTGGAAAAAACATTATCTGATATTAAAAATTTAGACTAATGACAACTGAAACTAAATTCAGGGTGGGGTTAGTAATGTCGTTATTAGGTTTGGTAATTATGACATTTGAATATTTTGAAAAGGACAGAGTTTATCAGGAACTTAAAGTGTCATCATCAAAACAATTTGATAGTTTAGAAATGATGTATTTTAATGATGCTGGTAAATATGAAATGGCATTAGAAATATATAAAGAAATAAACCCCAAGGCTGTTGATGAAATTGAATTAATTAAAATACAATCGGAATAATTGAGTAACATGAGTGAAATAAATACAGACTTACACATAGGTAATGGATCTTACATTAATATCCAAACTAGTAGTTTAGTAAAAATGCAAGAACAATTTATTGTGTATACTGACGACGGACCAATTTCTTTAACTGTTGATATTGTTGCGGATTTTGAAAAAATAGATAAGAAGTACCAAGAGATATTTTTTAATATCCTATCTTCAAAATATTTAAATAAGGCGTCTTTTGGTAATAATCCATTCTCAGAGTGTAGACCCATTGTCAAAAGAAAGTGGTGGCAATTTTTTAAACCTAAATTTGTAGAATTATGACAACAGTTGAAATTATTGGTTCATTAATGATTCTTAGTGGAATTTTAATTGGTTATAGTATGTATACAGCACCTGAAATGGATGAAAATGGTAGAATAACAAAACCAGGTAAAAAACTTAGAGACTTATTTAAAAAATAAAATATGATATTTATCATATAATCAATTCACATGGCATACGGAGATAAGGTAATAGACCATTTCAATAACCCACGAAATGTAGGAACTTTGGATAAAAGTAAATCCAATGTAGGTACGGGATTGGTGGGTGCACCCGAATGTGGTGATGTAATGAGATTACAAATTGAGGTTGTTGACAACATCATTGTTGATGCAAAATTTAAAACCTTCGGATGTGGTTCAGCAATCGCCTCTTCTTCAGTAGCCACTGAATGGTTGAAAGGAAAGAGTATCGATGATGCGTTGA